TATAGTTGTCTGCGTGAACAGTATTTCCTGTTATAGTCCAATCAATATGTTCATTTACTAAAGCAACATGAGCGTCTATCTGATTATGAGTGTTTGTACCAATATTAGATAATAATGTATGGTCAGCCGAACCACTAATAAGAGATTTAGCAGCCCAATGTAAAGCTGAATAGTCAGTAGTAGGCGTATAAGTAAAAGTACCATCACCATCTGAGGTAACTAAATTAACAAAAGTATCTTCTACTTCAGTAGCATAGCTTTCTGTTGTAAGCCTTTCTGCTTCTGCTTCCCATTCAAATAATTCAGCATTAGTAGCACTTATTCCTGAAAAAACTACATCTGCATTAGTTGATATTACGTCAGCATTAGTGCTATCTACATCTAGTCCAGTTAATATAACATCTGCATTAGTTGACACTACATCAGCATTTGTAGTAACAACATCTGCCCCAGTTAATACTACATCAGCATTTGTTGAAATAACATCTGCATTAGTAGCATCTACATCCAGCCCTGTAAGTATTGCATCTGCATTAGTTGACACTACATCAGCATTTGTAGTAACAACATCTGCCCCAGTAGCTATTCTATCCAATGCAGTTTGCTCAGCATCAGCACTTGTTGACACTACGTCTTCACCAGTAGATATTACATCTAAAGCTGTCTGTTTAGCATCTGCTGATGTAGCTTCTACCGCTGCCTTTATATTAACTATAGAAGCAACAGGATTTATAACTATTATCTCATCATCTGTTGCACTAGAGCCTTCTAGTACTATATCACTATTAGATGTTTCATTTTCAATTATTATGTCATTCATACTGTAATTTCTCCATCTACATAAACTCTACCCTGAAGTAGTCTCATTACATATCCTGTTGGACTCTCTACTTCTATATCATATTTACCAGTACCAGAAATCATAGCAGATGTTTCAACATTAGTAAGCGTTATCTCAAATTCACCTTCCGTATCATCAGTCCAAGCTACTATGCCAGTTGTTGTATTTCCTTCTACATCAATAATATTACCTCTTATTGTATAGCTTGTATAGTCTCCTGATACATCTAGTGCATCATAAAAGTCTGCACCTTGTTCTATGAATAGATTATATATTGCTGCTGCCATTATTTATCCTTAGTAGTATATTGCTTCAGAAATCTGAACTGTGTTTGTTGTATAGTTAGCATTAGAAGCATTCTTTAATGGTTTCAATGCTGTTGTATATTTAGCATAAAAAGCATCTGATTTAGCAAAGTTTTCCATATCGCTATCTTTTTCATATGCCTTAGATAGTATATAATATTTAAGAGCATTCTCATCACCAGCACGAACCAAGCTAGATATATTGTCTTCACTTGGCATAGCCACTACTTGAAAGATAATAGCTGCATTCAACTCTGGGTCATTTACATATATCTTATTGTAGTCGAGAACTATAATTCCATTACTATCATTCTCTCCAGTCTTGTCATTTGGATACAAAGGTCTATCTGTTCCTTCATCATCTTCTGCGTATATGTATCTTAGTATACCATCTGTATTGTATTCGTTTCTCAAAGGGTCTAATGTCAATGTAGCTGTAGTCTTATCCTCTAGTCTTTCAGCAGCCATAGAACGCTTACATTCATTGTAGTAACCTAATAGCTCAGGGTCATCCCAATATGTCTTGCTTATGTCTTGTAAAACATTTCTAATGTTTGCGAATAATTCAACTACTTTCACATTAAATCCTTTTTTAAAATTATATCATAATAGAGGGAGATTAATCCCTCTAAAGTTACTATGCAGTTACAACATCAATAACTATAGCACCGTGCGAACCTTGAACAGCATCAGCTTCAGAAAGAAACTCAGCAAGTGCAACACCACGAACAGAACCAATCATGAAACCAGTTTGGTTATCATAATCAAATGTATCTTCACCGTACATGATTTCTTTACCATAAGCAAGGAAAGCAGCTTGAGCACCAAAGATAACTGGAGCACCAGCAGCAAATAAACTATGCTCATGTAAAATAACACCATTAACATTACCCATAGCACCAGTAAAGATAGGGTTAGAACCACCACGAACATTACCATGATATTGGTATGCTTGGAAGTCATCAGACTTTTTAAGAGCAGCAGCATCAGAAGGATTAACACCTAAAACAAATACTTCTTCTCCACCTTCGAGCTTAATAGGGTTAAGCTTACGAGTTGTAGCAGCACCACCAGTAATGTTGTTAGTAGTTGGAAACATAGCTTCCTTCTTGATGTCAATAATGTTATTAACAGTAAGACCACCAGCGATAGTTACAGCAGAACTTGTACCACCAATTTCATCTGCACCATTAATTGCAGTAAATAATGCAGCATCTTCGTTACGAGCCATCCACTCAGTAAGTTGAGACTTAGCTTGTTCTCTTAATGAGAAAGCAACTCTTTTGTCTTCCATAATACCAGCTAATCTAGTACCATTACGAATTTGGTCAATAACAACTCTTTGGTCGAAGAAAGTCATTGCTTCTTCATTAGTTGTATCACCTGTACCTAGAACTGAGTTCCCAGTAACACCTGCACCTACTAGTGTTCCAGCTAAACCGAAGTTAATAGCATCACCAGCTTTCTTAATTAAATCACGCTTTACTTGTATTGGACTTGCTGGACTAGTTCCTTTGAACTTCCCCCAGAATGTCATTTCCTGATATGTTTTATATAGACTTGCTTCCCATTGTTCGTTAGTCAAACCATGAGTAGTCGTAATTCCTGTAGTTGCCATTTTGTCTTACCTTTTAATGTTGTGAGCCAAAGATTGAAGCGAAACCATCACTATCAGCTTTAGAACCAGTATCAGAAGGTTTACTACCAATATTTACATTTGGTGGTATCTCTTTCTTTTCTTTAACATTCATCTCTTTCAAGATTTCCTGTCTTACTTGTTCTTTGTAAGCGTCAGCTTTAGTAGCCTTAACCTTTGACTGTTCTTTGAGATACTCATAAGCAACCTTATACGGCTCATTGCTCTTATTAAACTTGTCTGCAAACTCTGTGTCTACCGAAACAGCTTCTTTCAGTAGTTCTCCATTTACAGTAGCCCAATAATCATCAACCGTATTAGCATAGTGAACTTCTTGCATCTGTAGGTTCTGCACTCTTGCAGTTTCCTTTTGTTGAGCAAGTTCGTTTCTAAGGTCTTGGACTGTCTTCTCTGGATTACTCCAAAAATCTTCATCATCCTCAACTTCGCTATTATCTTGAGTATCGACTGTCTTAGTTTCTTCAGTCTTTTTAGACTCTTCTCTAAGTTCATTGATGTACTTGTCTTTGTCAGTTATACGCTTACGATAGACTTCCATCTCTTCTTCCATAACTTTTAACTTTTCTGTGTCAAGCTTATCGCCAGTTTCGTTGTTATCAGCCTTGACCTCTTCACCATCATTGTTGGTAGGTTCGTTGTCAGAATTGTTTAAACCATCCTGATTTTCATCAGTATTACCATCACTTGCATTATCATCAGATACATCATTGGTAGCATCTTCAGTTGAACCTATGCCTAGATTGTTCATTAAGTCATCTACATGACTAGGGATTTCTGTTTGGGTAGACATATTGTCATCCTATTATAAAGTTACGAGAGTTTAAAACAGTTTTCTTTCTGCTGGTACTATATAGTTGCTAGTGCTACCTGAAACTCTGCCTCAGTAGTTACTAATATTGTTAAAGCATTTACTGTTACCCTAGAAACTGAGAATTTATTAGTTGGAGCATAAAGAGTACCTTTAGCTGTCAACTCACCACCACTCAATGTCTTAGCACTTTCTATTACATACTCATTAGTTGTATTCAAAGAACCAACAACAGTATAAATAAATGAAGTAACATCACCAGTAAAACTAGCTTCTAATGTATCTATCTTCCTAGACCCACTTGGAGCACTAGTAGAAGCATAAGTTACCTCTCTAATTACATCAATAATTATAATATCATCAACTTCCCAATCAGCATCACCATCAGCTACGGTTAGAGCAATTATACTATTATCATAAGCTGAGGCTACCGTTAAGTCTGCTTTAGCTCCACTTACACTTCCTGTTACTGAAAAAGTACCTGCATCACCTACTGCTGCTGTACAAACTAATGTCCATATCTCTGTTGGTGCAGCTGCTATTGCTACCACTGCCGATATTGTTCCATCTCCTGCATTCTCTGCATCTGCTGTTGCTATATTCTTCCAGTGTCCTCTTACTAGTGTTTCCATTATCTTGTCTCCTTTAAGATTTGATTTTTCTCTTTATTGATTTCTTCTTTAACCTTACTAACTTCCTTGTCTACAGCTCTCGCTACATTACTCTGTACCAACTGAGACTCTACTTGGTTGACTTGTCCTCCCATTTGTTGTACTTGTTGTTGTAACTGTTCAATTATACCTTGAGCTTGTTGTAACTGTGCTTCCATAGCATAGTGTTGTTTTAACTCAGCAGCTAATTGATGCTTGTCTTTAAGACTAGAATATCTCAATAGTATCTCCATTGGAATAGGTCTACCTGTTTGACCTTGAATACCAAGTAATTGGTTATACTGTTCTATCCTATCATTCAGTCCACTAGGAGCATCTTCAATAGTAACATCAACATCATCTACTGTTAAGTCATTAAGCTTCTGTATTGTACCATCATCTAACAATTGTGGTGCATTAACAGGCATAAAAGCATATTCACCACTAGGTTGAAGTATTCTAATAACCTTCTTGTCAGTATAGAAATCAGGAACTAACATCATAGTAATCTTAGCTATTCTATGTCTAGTAATTCTTAGTTTATTCAATACAGGAACTAAAGTGTTCTTTGCAGCAGCAATAGCACCCTGAGCTTTCTTAGCACTTTCATATTGACCAGATTGACCCATAGAAGCTTCGTTAGTACCAGCCATAGCAAATATCTGTGACTTAGCGTGTTCCATTAGTTGTATCTGTGTACTAGCGAGAGCAACATTATCAACCATTAGTATTCTACCTTCAGAGATAGCTCCATCAGCAGCTTTAGTTATACCATCTGGTTTAGCAAGTGTTTTCTTAGCTTCATCCCAAGCTACAAATGCTCCTTCTTCAGCTATTACTTGTCTAGCATTTAATAAGTGTAAAGCCTTAGAATGTCTCTTATTAACTTCATCCTGTGCAGAAATCATACTTCTAACAAGACCATAAGGCATATTATTCAAGTCTTTCTTTACAGTGAATTGAGCAAATGGAAACTCATTCATTGAGTATGGTTGTTTCTTCTTATACAACACTTGACCCTTTACCCAAACAACAGTATTCACTCTGCCCTCTTCATCTCTATACCAAGTATTAATAAGTCTAGGTCTAGTTCTATCTTTCTCATCAAACCAAATCCCTTCATCAGAAGAAGACTCAAATCCATATAGATTATCACCAGACATTTCCTGTTTATATTTAGGAAACATTTCCTTAACTATATCTTCATCAGTAAATACAGCTTGATGTATATATCTTGCATCAGTCAAATCATCTTTCTTAGAATAGCTATCAGTAAACATATCTCTATAGTCAATGTAAGAATGAATTATATTATCGAAGTCTTCACCTACCATTGTAGGGTTTATACCAATCCAGCCTCTACCAGTAATAAATCCATCTAATTCCATCTTGTCTATTTCATCATCTGAATTAGAAGTATCTGAAATATAATCATATAAAGAAGTTTTAACTTGTGCTATCCGCTCATCATCCATAGTTCGACCAACCATCTTAATCTCTGGTCTATTTTGTCTCTCTCCACCAATGATTGAGTCAATAGCTGGTGCAATATGATTATAAGTAGTAACAGCTTGGTTTCTTTCTTCTAAAGCATTAACTTCTTCAGTAGCCCACTGCTTGCCATGATAATACTCATACCAAACCTTAGCATTGTCCCTCCAATCCTTATCCCAATCGGTAGCATCAATAAACCAAGACTCTAGCTTTTCTAGCAGGTCTCTACTTTTAATCTTGCTCATCTTATCAATCATAAAACTTCCTTATGCAAAATAATACCATAATTTTATACAATTCTCCAACTTGCTTCTGAAAGTGGTTTGTTAAATACATTCTCATAAGCATCTCTTTCCTTCCTACTTCTCACTGCTGACCTTGCTCTAGGGTATGAAACTCTACTTAGAAAAAAAGCTAAAGTATCACTAATATCATCATGTGGAGTTCTACCAAATAACATTAATTCTCTCTGTAGCTCAATAGTCATAGGGTCTTTAGGGTTATGATATATTCTACCACTCTCATATAATGGTTGTAATTGTTCAATCCTTGCTTCTTTACTTCCTTGATGAGATGGTATCTCTCTAAATGGAAACTTAATATTCTTTGTTCTCATTTCTGCTCTAATCTCTAAGAACATAGCTCTTTGTGCAGCTATAGTCTCCATCCATACTACTTGAGGTTTATACTTCTTAGCTAAATTATATAATAACTCTCTATTAACTGAAGGAGACTCTCTATTAGCAATAATCTTAACTAAATACCAATTCTCATTACAATCAGTAGCTAAAACAATCATACAACTTCTATCTACCTTCTTAACTCTAGTTCTACCACTAGGAGGTAATGCAGGGTCATAAGCAACGAAGTATCTAAGGTTATCAGGTAGTTCATCATAAGGCTGAAAGCTCTCTTGCTTGAATGTTTGTGCATCATCAGCTACCATAGGGTTGTTGTGCATCTCAGCATAGAATACAGACATCTTACCTAGTGAACCATACATCTTCTTGGCTTTATCATACTCTGCTCTAGGTAACAACATAGGAGCTAACATATTATCATCATCATCTATAGCTTCCCATTTAGCACTTGTCCATTCTTCATTAATCAACATTCTATGTAAAGCAGCCATATCCTTAATAATAGTACCAACATAACATACTTCATAGTCTCCACGCTTGTTTACAGCAGGTAAAACATTAGATAGTATATATTCAAGCACAGCATCAGTACCAGCAGTTTCATTAGTTTCAATATCATCCAATATAACCATATCAGGTCTTGTATCCTTAAATATCATACCCCTTAGTGATTGACCAGCACCTTTAGCACTTACTCTAATACCTGTTGCAGTAATGAAATCAGTCTTAGCCCAATCAGTGGTCTTAAAGAACCCATCAGGAGCAAAATCTCTTATCAAATCCTTATTGTATTCTAGTTCATCTCTAATCCTGATGCTAAAGTCCTTAGCTTTCTCCTCACTTTCTGATACGATTACAACAAACTTTCTCTCTTGAAATACTATTCTATACATAGCCAACAAGAATGATATGATAGTAGACTTAGCATGACCACGTGGAACAGGCTATAGCCTTTAATTTAGATGAACCAACCATTAGAGCCAATATATCTATATGTAATATCGGCTCCTTGGATGGAAAGAACTCTGGAAAATAGGTTTGCCCAAAGAGCATAATAGCATTTGCTTTCTTCCTATTACTCTCTCCGTTTATAGACCTCCACCCCTTTTCATTACACCAAAATCTAACTTGAAATATTTCGTCAGGATGATGGCTCTTCCTCATTATAGTCTTTGTTAAAATGCTCATATGTTTCTCCCATGGTTGTTGTGATATTTATATTTAATTTCTGCTTCTAGTCTTGCTTTGTACGCACTATCGAAATCAGGGAATGTACCAACTGAAATCCGCTTTTTGTTATCGTTTATTCTTACCCTGTAATTACCACTAGGCAGAACACTTATACCATGATAGCCAGATTTATTATTTGATTGAATTGCTCTATTCTTAGAGTTTGTTATGTTATCAACATCTCTAAGATTATCAATCCTGTTATTTAGCGTATCCCCATCTATGTGGTCTATTTGACCTTTTGGAAAACTACCATTATGTAGAGCCCATATTATTCTGTGTATTTTATACTCTTTACCATAAATCTTAACTACTTTATACCTGTGGTTTTCTCTTTTTGCATCAGTCCATACACTACCAGCTTCTTTGCCTACAATAGTCCTATAGTTTCTAGCAACCTTATTCAATAACAATCCATTTATATTATCATAACTAAATAATCTGCCTAATTCATCAACACTAATCATTCTAATCCTTTCTTATAATTATACAATTATGTGTCCTCTTTGTCAAGGCAATCTATAATATCAACATCTATGGTTATGGTTTTGTTTGCTGTCTCATGTAATTCTTTCTTCATAGCACTCAATCTATCCTTGAATGACTCTTCATTCTCCAACTTATGTGTATGCTCTACTTTCTGTTCCTTAACAGCACTAGGCATATAATGCAATAGTGTCTTACTAGCACTAATCCTATCCTTTGTCTGTTCATCCTTATCTTTAGCTATATTAAATAATCCTTCATATAAGTCTTGTTTCTTATCAAGGAATTGTATCCACCAAGTCTTATCAGCAGCATCAAACAATGACAATACATATTTAGACCTTTCTATCTGGTTAAGTTCTTTCCTTATATTAGCATCAACAACTGATTGTTTACCACTAGCTCTACTTACTGCTCTATCATACCTCTCAGGGAATATATTCCTTAGTATCTGTGTCTTAGGAACTCTATCCATAACCAATTGTACATACTCTGCAAACTTCTCTTTAGTCTCATTACCCATTGGGCTCTTAGGCAATATAGCTATATCTGCTTTAGTTAAACCCATTATATATCCTTCATCTCTGATAGTATCTTATTCATATATCTCTCTACTGCTATATTATATAATGCTTCTGTACTGAAGTCTTTAATGTTGTCTGTATCAAAATGGAATATATGAAATTCATTGAACTCATCTTTGATTACCATCTTGTGTTGTCGTAGGTGTGTAGGTTTGAAGTGTATTAATTCCATGTATGTCCTTTTTAAAACTCGTTGGCATATTGTATCATAAATTATAAATTGTGTGATTTTGTGTATTGAGGATGATGTCTTTCCATCAGTCAAATAGTTTTCCATCACATTAGAGTAAACCATTAAAACCATCACTATGTTAGAAGTATATCATAACTATTCTATAAACTGCTTTCTTTGTCTGTGTTCACCAGTCTTACCGACATTAAAGCTTTCTACTGGTCTATGATAACCCATTACTCTGGTAAATACTGTACACTTCTGTCTTTTGTCTTCTAGCTTGGTTAGTATGTCTTTTCTACTCATTGTATCTCCTTTGGAGTATATTATATCATATATATTGGGTTAAGGTTTGGTTAAGGTTGTGATGTTTTAGTTTTTTAGAAAATTTGTATTGTCTCTATATCACATTTCCCACCTACACAGCTTTACCCTAGGGGGGGGGTATATTCAAATCAACATAATTCAACACAATACCATACGATACTTAATACATAAGACTACAACACAGCATTATAGTGTTATAAGTTATAGTTATATTATGTATAGGTTAGTATTGGTGTAAAGTTTAGAGGTTAGAGGTTTATTTGTTGTGGTGAGCATAAAGTTATTCACATACCCTTCACATCGTCTACATCGACATTAAAGCTATGATTTAACACTTTATATTACTCGTACAATATCCACTTAACTATTATGTATCTAAGATACTATTCAATATCCATATATACCCTTAATAATCATTTTAACCGTACTACAATCCATTATCTATAGTTAGCTATGTAATACTATTAACTACAGTCTATTTATCCCTTCACCGTAAATTAGCTATATTCTTTCCCTAAATATAGGCTTGTTTACTATCTGTTTACTATTCGCTGTCATACTATGGTTATCAAAACAAAAGGGTACGACATGAAGACACTTACTACATTTAAAGGGTATAACTCTAAAGCCTCAGTGATTAAAGTTACTG